CTCAAACGGTCAGGTAAACTGGAACAGTTTTTGTGTCTCCTTGACATGGAGGTTGAGGAGTACTACGGTGAGCAGGGACGGAGAGTTAAGCAGTGTGAATAATGCACTGCCTTTTTCTTTTGAAATGTGTTATACTCTCTATATAGATAACTAAGTATTACTATTATTAATAATACTATTACTAATACATAGGAACTACATATGACTAAAGAGCAGATGATTGAGGAGCTGGTTGAGTACGCTGTGTTTCACGTACCAGCCAGCACGTTGATGAATATGTTTATCCAGAGTCAGCGTGAGTTGTTGTCTGAAATGGACGCAGATGAAATCATTCAGCAGTACACCAACCTGTTTGGAGAAGAGGAGTCGATACACTGATGGCATTCGTAAAGCTACACCAGCAATGTGATGACTGTGGTTCTAGTGATGCGTTGTCTTACAACGATGATGGATCCAGTTATTGCTTTGCTTGTGCTACATTCACCCCCTCAGAGTCCACAGGAGCTTCTGTGAGCGAGATAAAGGATCGCGTAGTACCCGGACAAGGGTTCGACAAAGCGGCCTTTACAGAGCCATACAGAGGCTTTCAGGACAGGGGTCTAACTGCCGATACCATGTCGGCTTACTCAGCCCAGCAGAAAGCTGGCAACATTCTATTCGGATACCACACCCCACAGGGTGAATTAACTGCAGTTAAAACACGGTATCCAGACAAACAATTCAAGATCGCAGGTGACTGGAAGAAGGCTGGCCTATATGGTCAGCACCTGTTCCCTTCTGGCGGTCAATACATAACCGTAGTGGAGGGAGAGTTCGATGCCTTGGCAGCCTATCAAATGTTTGGTGGCAAGTATCCTGTTGTGTCTATTCGTAATGGTGCCCAAGGTGCTGCTGCTGATTGCCGCAGAGCCTACGACTTTTTGGATCAGTACGATCATATTATCTTTTGTTTTGACAACGACGATCATGGCCGCTCTGCTGCTGTAGAGTGTGCTGACATCTTTGGTGGTAAGTCTAGAATCTACCATCATGGTGAACACAAGGATGCGTGTGACTACCTACTCAACGGTGACAAGGACGACTTTGTCAAGCGATGGTGGGCGGCGAAGACCTACACACCTGATGGTATGGTGATGCTGGGTACATTGCGCGATGCATTGAAGACACCACTGGAGGAGGCAGAGGTACGCTACCCCTACAAGGGTCTAGATGACATGACGTTTGGTGTACGTCCGACTGAGCTAGTCACCATCTGTGCTGGCTCTGGTCTGGGCAAGTCTACGTTCATGCGTGAGCTAGTGTTCTCCATACTAGCGCAGACTAATGACCGCATAGGTCTAGCCTTTCTTGAAGAAACCCCTGACCGTACTGCTCGTGGTCTGGTGGGACTGCAGATCAACAAGCCTATCCACCTTCCGGGCTGTGACTACTCACCGTCTGAGGTTGATCATGTGTTCGACAGTCTCGACCTTGATGACCGTGTAGTGTTGTGGGACACATGGGGTTCCAACAAGATAGAGAACGTGTTGGCTAGGTTCCGCTACCAAGTCAAGGTTCTTGGTGTAAAATATGTGGTGCTTGATCACATATCAATACTAGTATCAGATCAAGACAATGGTGATGAGCGCAAAGCCATCGACGAGATAATGACCAAGCTTAGAATGTTCTGTCAGGAGATGCATATATGTATGTTTGTGGTGTCACACTTGAAACGTCCAGACGGGAAAGGCCATGAGGATGGAGCCTATACTAGTCTGGGCCAGTTGCGTGGCAGTGCAGCTATTGCTCAGTTGTCTGATATTGTACTTGGACTAGAACGGAACGCTCAAGCTGAAGACCCTATGGTGCGTAACACTACCAACGTCCGTGTGTTGAAGAACCGTTTCAGTGGGCAGACTGGACCTGCTACCTCCTTGATGTATAATAAAGAAACAGGGAGGCTCACTGAGGTATTCGAATGAGATGTAAAGCTTGTGATAAGATAATGACAGACTACGAGCTAACCAAAAAGTTTGGGGGTAGTGGTGAGTTTGTTGACCTATGCAACGAGTGCAGTCGCTTCCTTGCTGATGATGACTTGACAGCTATAGGCAACCTAGACTATGCTGACCTATATGATCTTGAGGAGATAAAGTATGTCGAAGATGGGTCGTTGGATTATGACACAAGAACAGAATATAGAGATGAGGGAGAATGGCTATGAACTCTCAGGTAGACAAGAGCTTGATCTCGCCTACTACGAATACTGTGTTTATAGACATAGAGGCAGACGGCCTGAACCCTACGAAGATACACTGCGTGGTTACAAAGAGATCGAACGAAGCTCACTTGATCCACTTATCTAGAAGGAGCCTGATGGATGAACTGGCAAAAGGTGGACCGATTTGTGGTCATAACCTCATTGGCTATGATATTCCTGTCCTTAACAGGCTATGGGGTACACGCATTCCGCAATACAGAGTTGTGGACACACTCGTACTTTCTCGTTTGTTTCATCCCGATTTGGATGGTGGTCACAGCCTCGCTGCTTGGGGAACTAGACTGGGGTTTCCTAAAGGTGAGCATACGGATTGGGAAGAACTCTCTGATGAAATGGTGGATTACTGCAAAAGAGATGTTGATGTAACAGAACGATTGCATAATGCACTGATGCAACAGATGCGGTTGTTTGGTTTTACTAAGCATTGTGTTGATCTAGAGCACAGCGTAGCGTGGATATGTAAAGACCAAGAAGACAACGGGTTTGAGTTTGACAAGGAAGGTGCAGTTAAACTGTACGACGAACTGACTACCCGTATGGCTAGGATAGAGAGCGACCTACAACGTGTGTTCCCACCTATCGTGGAGGAAAGGTACAGTGATAAGACAGGTAAGAAACTCAAGGACAAAGTTACGGTATTCAATGTCGGTAGTAGACAACAAATCGCAGATCGCCTTATTAGTAAAGGTGCAGTCTGGAAGGAACTCACTCCGTCAGGAAAACCAAAGGTCGATGAGGCTACGCTTAAAAAGCAGACTCACATTCCCGAAGCGAAGATTATACTCCGTTATCTTCTCTGCCAAAAACGAGCATCGCAAGTTGATTCGTGGGTTCAAGCAGTTGGAGAGGGTAGTAGAATACATGGGCGAGTGCGTCACATTGGAGCGGTTACCGGAAGAATGGCACACTCACAACCTAACATGGCTCAAATACCTGCTGTAAGGGCTGAGTATGGTAAGCAGTGTCGTGAGCTGTTCACCGTTCCAGAGGGCCGTGTTCTTGTTGGTGCTGATGCCAGCGGTCTTGAACTACGTATGCTTGCACACTACATGGATGATGAATCCTACACCAACGAGATACTATCAGGTGATATACACACAGCTAACCAGACAGCCGCAGGATTAGAGACACGCGACCAAGCCAAGACGTTTATCTACGCCTTCCTATACGGTGCAGGTGACGCTAAGATAGGCAGTGTCGTAGGTGGCAGTGCGGCTCATGGTAAGCGTCTCAAGGCGGCGTTCCTAGAGAACACACCTGCGCTGGCAAAGCTACGGTCAAAGGTTATGGCTGATGCAGAGACAGGGTTCCTGACTGGACTGGATGGCAGACGTATACGTGTACGCTCCCAGCACGCGGCACTCAACACACTGTTGCAAGGTGCTGGTGCTGTGGTGATGAAGCAGGCTATCGTTATCCTGTATGATCTGCTGGGGCGTGTTGACTTCAAGCTGGTTGCACAGGTACACGATGAATGGCAAATAGAATGTAGACCAGATGACGCAGACTTCATCGGCAAGTCTTGTGTCAACGCAATGATATTCGCAGGGGAACTCCTGCAACTGAACTGTCCGTTAGACGGAGAGTATAGAGTTGGTACTAGTTGGTGCGATACACACTAGCACAATTCTATTTTATGTGGTATAATATTATGGTAAGTTTAATCAACGGAGATATTTTGTATGTCTAATGAAGCACCCAACGTAATGGTAAAGTGTGACTTGTTCTGGCCTAACCTGACTCACAAGAATGAGTTAGCTGGTAAGTACACAGTTGATCTTGCCAACCTTTCTGACGCTGCTGTCACTGCGTTGGAAGACATGGGTATAAGTATCAACAACAAAGGAGATGAGCGTGGAGCGTACATCACCTGTAAGTCTAACAACAAGTACCGAGCATTCAACCCTGACGGATCAGAGTTGCTCATCAAGGGACGCACACCCCGAGACGACATGGACGACCCAGAAGCGGGAGTCATTGTGGGTAATGGTTCCAAAGCTAAATGTCTCATCGGGTACTACGATTGGGAATACCTCAAGAAGAAAGGTCGTAGTGCCACACTCAAGCGTCTTGTGATTGATGAGGTCGTAGAGTATGCACCTGAAGTCGAAGAGATGGAAGCTCTGTGATACTGATTGATGGTGATATGCTGGTGTACCGTGTAGGGTTTGCCTGCGATGAAGAGACTGAAGAAGTCGCAACGCAGACCCTAGACAACTACCTGTCCGAGATGGTCATGGATTTGTCTGAGCACCATACATCCAGCATTGTGTACTTAACGGGTAAGGGTAACTTCAGGGACGAGGTTGCCACTACCCAACCCTACAAAGGTAATCGTGATAACAAGCGCGTACCTGTACACAAGAATCTTCTACGTGACTTTATGGTTAGTGAATGGAATGCACAGGTTGTCAACGGCATGGAAGCCGACGATGCGATTGCTATCAAGGCAACCGAGCTAAACCATGACGCCATCATCTGTTCTTTAGACAAAGACTTCAAGCAGGTTCCTTGTTCTATGTATGACTATACGAAGAAGGTTTTAACTGCAGTTAAAAAAGATGACGCAATGCGCTGGCTGTACAAGCAGGCGCTGATGGGTGATCGTGTTGACAACATACCGGGAATCTATGGAGTCGGTCCCAAGAAAGCAGACAAGATCATTGACCCATGCACAACAGAGTGGGAATGCTATAGCACTTGTCTTACTCACTATTGGGACAACGATCTGGATGAAGACAGACTAATGGAGAGTCTACAACTTCTGTATCTGTTACGCTCAGACGATGACAAGTACGAGAAGCCTAGTGAAATATGATTCTAAGTTTGAGAAAGCAGCCCATGAAATAATGCAGGGCTGCGAGTATCATCCAGAACAAACAATATTTTATTTAGTCCCTAAGCACTATGAGCCTGACTTTGTTTACACGCACCGTGGCAAGACTGTTTATATAGAGGCAAAGGGTAGGTTCCGTACATCCGAGGAGGCGCGTAAGTATGTCATCATTGCGGAGACACTTAGCTGGACGGAGGAGTTGGTATTTCTCTTCCAGAAACCAAACACCCCAATGCCGGGCTCCCGAAGAAGAAAAGATGGTACACGCTACACAATGGAAGAGTGGGCAGAGAAGCATGGATTCCGTTGGTACACTCTTGAAACAATACCTACAGGATGGAGAAGATGAGACACCTAATAATACCTGACACTCAGATAAAACCAGATCATCCTATTGACCACATGGTTTGGGCAGGGCGCTACGCTGCTGCTATAAAACCTGACGTTATCATACATCTGGGGGATCATTGGGATATGCCATCGTTGTCGTCGTATGACGTTGGTAAGAAGTCGTTTGAAGGCAGGCGTTACTCTGCTGATGTTGAAGCAGGCAACGAAGCTATGCAGGTGTTCATGGACTGCATCAGAGCAGAGCAGGCACGTATGCGTAGGATGAAGAAGAAGGTATGGAAGCCTCGCCTCATCTTCACACTAGGCAATCATGAGTACCGTATTGAACGTGCCGTGGAGAACGATGCAAAGCTAGAAGGACTGATGAGTTATGAGGATCTTAATCTCAGGGGCTGGGAAGTGTATCCGTATCTTAAGCCGATTATTGTTGACGGTGTTGCTTATTGCCATTTTTTCACTAGTGGGGTCATGGGTAGGCCAGTCACTAATGCAAAGCTACTGCTCCAGAAAAAACATATGTCATGTATCATGGGACACGTTCAAGACAGAGATATCGCATTCGACAGAAACGCAGCAGGAAAAAGAATGACTTCTCTGTTTGCTGGTATTTACTATCAGCATGATGAGGACTATCTTAACCCACAGACTAATGGATCATGGTCTGGTCTTTGGGTACTGAACGAAGTAGACAACGGCACATTTGATGAGATGCCTGTATCTATGACATACCTG